GGTCCGTAGCAATGGAGGTAGAGCTTCTTGTTGTGCTTCCGGTTCAGGGCTATGCCCCAGTCGGTCATGACGCCTCTGAAGTAAGTATTGGCACTGTAGCTTGTCCCGTTGTCCGTGTAATTCGTGCCCTTGGGCATGAGCCGGTAAAGGTGCCCGTCCGTGCCGCCTATCAGCATCTCTCCGTTCACGAACTTATAGCAGGAATGAGCGAACTCGAATTCGTAGAGACTCAGTTGCCCGCCGGTTTCGAGGTTGATGACGTAGATGACATCCCCCTGGACATCCCCGTTGTAGAGAGTCATCCACAGTTGATTGTCATTCTGGTTGAACTCGGAGAAGCAATCGGGGTCGGCATACTGCACCGCATTGGCCCGGAAGCTCGCGGAGAGGTCCGCCGCCTTTGCGATGTTGCCGTAAAGGTCTGACGCCGACACCGCCATCCAGCCCTGTTTGGAAAGGAACGTCACCATCTTCCCGTCGGTATTGATGGTCTGGTAGGCAATGGCCCCGGTGTTCTGCATGAGGGGACGCACCCTGAACGTCGAATCACCGGGGAAGTCCGGTATCTGATAGAGGGTGTTGCCCTTGATGACAATGATGATGTCGAAGAAGGAAATCGCCCCGATGATGCTGTAACCGTCATCCTTATCCACATCGAGGTAGCCGCCCGAACTTGACGTATCCCATCCATCCTCGTCATTCGGACCCGAATACCAGAGGCGGGAAGGGTTGTCGGGATCGCCCCACATGTAGAGCCGGGAGGCCCGGACAAACCCGGCCTTGGACTTCGGCGCACCCCCTACAAGCTCATACGTGGCGTAGATGCTCGTCGTGTTGTCAGGAGCCCCAGAACAAGTGAAGTCGTATTCCCCGGTTGTGAAGTTGATCGTGTTCGCACCACCCGCGTCAACATCCCCCTCCAATGCCCCGCCCGCCGTGCTGGTGATAGTCTTCGTCAGTCCGGCATCGGTGTAGGTGATGGTCAGGCTCGCTGCCTTCACCGGGATATGGGCCAGCGTTCCGGTGAATTGAGTCGTCGAGTTATTGCCTGTTCCGAGGACTTCGTCTTCATAGAGGCAGTTAAGGGTCTCGAAGGCCGTGCCGTTCCATGCCTTCGTCACCGCACCGTCATGAATGATGAGCTTGTCGTGAAACTCGGTGTAGGTGCAGCGGCCTTCTACCGTTCCTATCTCGGCAGGTTCAAATGAGTCATCGAGTTCGTAGGCTTTCGCATTCGTGGCGACGATGTAATGAGCGTCGTTTATGTAGTACGTGCAGGACGTGACCGCCGAGCCCAAAGCAACGGTGCTTATCGCCTCCGTTCCCTGACGCATCTGGAGCTGGACGAGAGGGGAACCATCTACCGCCTTTGCCGCAAAGTACCGGATGTTCTTACACCGGGTAAGGGCCGTAATCGGGAGAAAGTTCGGGCTTATCTCCTGATTGAGACCGTCGGAAAAGGTCTTCATGAAGAAGTCCTTCGTCCGGTTGGGATGGCGGGTAGAGAATTGAGGCATTACGTGCTCACCCTCGACTGCATCGACTTTCTCATGGCGATTACCCTTACTGCCCTCTCGCTGATGAAGCTCTGCCATTTCAAGTTGCCGTTGATGTCGTACTCGTCCCGGTCGAACGCCCGAATAGCCAGGGCTTCGATGAAAAGGTTGTCCATCAGCCCGAGGAAGGGAACCGTGCTTGTCCCGTCAACCATCGCCGTCGGCATATACCAATAGGGAATCTTCACCGTGTAGGCATCGTCAGGGTAGGATGGGAAGCAAATGTTGTTCGCGCCGTCCACGTAGAACTCGTAAGGCTCCGTCGCCTCCACGGGGTCGTATTCTGCCAGACAGGTTTCGTCCCTGAGTCTGATCGGATTGCGCGAGTGGCCGTCAACGATCCACCCCTTCTGCGCTGGGGCGTACATGGTGGTGAAGTCGCCGTATTTCCGCTTCGTCACATAGCCGCCACTGGAATAGGTCGTATAGTCGGTCGAGGCCACCCCGAGAGTAACGGCATTGGCGCTCACGTAAGTGGCGGTGAACTCCGTATCATTCAATTCGGTCATGCCGACTACGGACCTGACAAGCACTTCCGCCGTGCCGGACGACATCAAACCATGTGACGCTGCGGTAATCTCACAGTCCGCCGCCTTGGTAGCCGCCGTGATGGGCGCGTAGATCGTGGTGATGGTCCCTATCGTCCGGCCAAGGTCGCTGTCATTCTCTGCGCATATCCCGGTGATCCACAGGGCTATCTCATTGAGCCACTGGACGCAGGTAGCGGTATTCGGGTCGGAGGTAGTGGAAATGGTCGTCCCGCCGCCCTTACGATACCCCACAGCCGTCAGGATGGTCGATACAACGGACATTGCCCCTCCTTAGTCACGCTGAAGAAAACTGGTATTACTTTCTTCATCTGCAAGATGGCTCAGGATTTGGAACTCCTTCTTCTTCTCGCCCAGCCCCCGTTGCTTCTCGTCTTGAAGGATTCGATAGGGATTGACCCGGCGCTTCGCTACATCGGTAGCCGATGGCATAGCGGCCTTGATTTCCTCGGCCAGTTCCTCCCGGCGCTTCATCCAGTCGTCCTTGCCTTCCTTAAACAGCTTCTTGGCCTCGCTTTCCTGGGCATCCAGGTCCTTGAGTCTCTTTTCTTTCACTTTCAGGTCGGCCCTCACCTGAAGCTCTTTCGACTTGTCGATGAATCCGTGTTCGAGGTTCCGCTTCATGCTTTCAACGTCTTCCTTGAGGGCGTCTTTGGCGCGAGGGTAGCAGAAAGAGGGCTTGGCCGATCCTTTGTCCAGGGGACCGTAGAAGTCCCTGAATGTCGCCTTCCTGTCCTGCCCGTCTTTGCCCTTGCCCTTGATGATGATGTATCCTGCATTAGCCATTGCAAATCTCCTTCGTGGGGGCCTTTCGGAATCCCCGGTGTAATAGGGGGAGGGATTACCCGCCCTCCCATCGGGTTAGTCGTCGTTCAGACCTAAGTGATCCATGATCTTTTTCAAGCGTCTTAGACACTTGGTCACGTCTACCCGTAGTTCGGTATCGTCCACAAGCCCAGTCTCGATCTGCCCGTCACCCGTACAGCGGTTACAGGGTATGGTAGTCTCCCCAGTAAACAGAAGCCCCGTTCCTTTGCACTTTGGGCAAAACTCAACTGTTCTCATTTGCCACCCCCTACGAGGTTGCTACTGCCAGAGCCTCGATACCATTGGTATGAGGAATCGGGTCGGAGGTCTTCACTCGGGCGCTATCGGACACAATGTCAAAGCCCATCATGCTACAACCACCCATGAGGATGATGTCAAAAGTCGTGGTCTGATCGATGTTGAACATATAGTCAGGCAGAGCCCCCCAGTTCTCGGAGAAGTTGTAGAAACTCGACCCGATGAACCTCATGGTCCTGTCGAGCGAGTTCTGTGCCACCACGAAGCCAGACGGATTTGCACCGGTCGTTTCCGATCTCATCTGAAAGTCACAGTTGATGAAATCGATACCACCGTGAGCCCCGCCCGTTCCTCGGAAATAGGCGAAGCCGGGGCCGGTCGTCCTGGTGGCGTTACCCGACTGCCCAATTTGGCAGTTCACGAAACGGGCCGCATAGCCCGCGTCGATGGTGACGGGAATGCCGGATGTGGCGCTCTGAACCTGCGTGGTGGTGTTGCCGCCCCGGAATGTGCAGTTCTCCGCATAGAAGTTTCTGGAAGCCACGCATATGTCCCCGAGGTTGTCCGTATCGGCATAATTGTTGAGCGTGCCGATGTTATAGAAGGAACAGTAACTTCCCGTCACGTTGAGTACAAACCCCACATTCGCCGTGGTGCAGGTAAAGCGGATACCGCCCGTGGTGAGGGTTGCTGGTTGCTGCCGCTGATTCACTCCCCCACAGCCGATGACATACGTCTGGTTCTTGTCCCATGCTATTTCTGATGTGACGGCGTGGTCTCCGGGGAACACCAGCATGACATCGCCCCGGTTGCTCACCATCGCGTCTTCCGCCTCCGCTACAGAGTCGTAAATGGACCCACGGGACACGCCCCTTTTAGTGAGCATCTTGTAGTATTCATCCGTGTCCGCCTTGATGACGCAGACGATTTCCCCGACATAGGGGCTTTTGATGATGTTGGATACATATGCCCTTAGTTCTCTCGGTACACTCATTTCAACCTTCCTTTCTCTCCTACCCGAATCGGACAGGCCGCGAGAGGGTTAGGGTTCCCCGCCACTCATCCCGATAGCGAATGACGGGGAACGGGTTAGCTATCTACTACGACGGGTCGGACCAGCACATCCAACGCCATCCGGTGAAGCCCCACGCGAATACTGCATAGCTCGCGTACTTCCTCATCATCGTGTCGAAATCGCTGGTGCTGTTGAACTCCGTCTTGACCGCGTCGAGCCAGATCAGTTCCTCTTTCATCTTGGAACTGTCGAGAATGCCCCAGCCGGTCGTGCTGTAGTCGTCCAGCATGGGCAGTTCGAGGAACTTCCACCGGCCCTCCTGGAAATTCCTGTTATTCAGGTTGTCCCCCGTCTTGCCGGGGCTGTTCCCCACTTCCCACACGGCCTCCGCGAGCGCCGAAGGGAAGACGATGGTATCGAACTCGCTGTCATACCGCTCCCCGATATCGTCCCTGAACCCCTTGGTCTGAAGACGCAGGGCTTCGAGGTTGGCGGCGTCGAAGGCATAGGTGGCGAGGTTGTCGAACCCGCTCGTCGTCGATACGTCCGGTGCCTTGGTCGTGTGGCTGTTCGATGCCAGGGCGACGCCTTCTTCGGACACCACAAAGGTAAAAGCCGCGCTGTCGGGATAGATGAACGGTTCATGTGCGATCTTGTTCATCTTCCTGTTCATGGCGCGGGCGAGACCCTTGGTGCGCCCCTCGATCACGTCGTAACGGTCGGTGTCGATAAGCCTCCGCTGGACGGTGATGCCG